GCCAGGTCCTTGGCCGTTCCTCACGCAGTACCGCATTCTTAGTTGCGGAAACCCGATTGATTTGTTGCTGGGCAAACTCAAGGTCAACGGCACGTAAAGCACCATTATCCCAGATCCATTCCTTACCCTCCATAATACCCTCAACGAAAGCATCGGGGGCAGAAGGATCAGCAACTATGTCTGCTGCAGTAGCTAAAAAGAAATCACCTTGGACTTCGTTAGCACCATCCTTACCTGGTTTGAGCGAACCCATGCCACGGGATGATACGCCAAGTTTGGCACCTTCATTGATAAGGTTTTTCACGATTTCTCCCATGGGAGTTCCCATTACTTTTGCCTTACCAATAAAGTTATCTCCATCTGGACGTAACTCAGTAATCATATGCGAAACCCTATCGAGATTCACAGTAGGAGAATCGGGATGACCCAGCTCACCAAATGCACGATTATTGGCAATGTATTTTTCTGTGTATCTCTTGACTTCTTTAGTCAGAGTTTCCATCGGATAGACTCGACCATTGCGATTCTTAATGTTACCTTGGAGGAATACACCTTCGATAAAATGCTTTTTATCGCCTGCCTCTGTAACAACTGCCTCGCAAAGAAGGCTATCTTCGTTATATTCTTTTATGAGTTTCATTTAACGTCTAGCTCCTGGAGTTCTTATTCCCATTTTTTTACGGAATTTTAATGCCTGTCGTACCTTCAAACCAATCTTTGCTTTGTAACCAGCACCTTTTGCTTTTTGGGTACGTACTTTTTTCTTAATAGCGAACTGTTTCTTTATCTTTGCGGCACCTGTTAGAGTCGGAACACCTTTCGGCAGGCATTTCGGAGGTTTACCTGGACCAAGAGATTTCCTCTTGTGTCCAGCAGGGCATGCCCAGAAACGTTGTTTCTTGGTAACACCCCCACGGCCACCTCCGTGAACTCTGTACGTTTGTACAGGTCCCTCAGTCAGTATAAATTCGCTAAATCTCAGAGTCATTTAAGAACCACTTGTTATATTTTATTTCTATCTTTATTTAGGGTTTTGTATTTTTCAGATATCCACCACTTCACAACCCCCCGAACTGCACGCTAACTCCTGTGCCCCTGCAGTAAAATCGCTTGCCTCGTAAGTTGCCAAGTGTGACCAATCGACGTCGGCAGGCATTTTGGCTTGGAACTCCTCAAACTCTTCTTTAGTGCAATCTTGATATGGTGCTTGAGCATAAATGTGATCGCTGAAAGGCAAGAAACTAATACCAGATATATCATCAATATTATCATAAACCCATGCTCCTACTTCCATCCATTCGTCTTCTTTCACTGATACGGTTATCGATGGTTTATGTTCGCACCAGTGTTCTTGATACAGTTTCCAAAGTTCCATCTGTTCGATGGCAGTCCGATCTTGTCTCATAACAGCACCTTCAGGGGACTTCATCGGAAAGGAAAAAACAGTTGTATGCTCAGGTTTCATGAAGTCAGGTTCGTGTGGGAAACCTGCATCCTTCATGAACTGGCAGAGTGGATCTTTGTTGTCTGCTCGTACAGTCCGAATGTAATATGGATTATGGCGAGCATGTATACCACTGGCAGAATCGACCAACTGGCTAACCGTACCAGAAGGTTTAACGCACGTAATCGAAGCACTTGGTTTGATTCCGAGTCTTTGGGCGTATTCTGCATTTGTTTCACGAGATATCTCTCTTAGTTCATTCAACCACTCTATAAGTTTCTTCTCACCTTTTGAACCATTCATAACTGGATGGTCCATTATTCCTGTGAGTGATACTCCCAAGAGTCGTTCGTCTTCACAATTTTTTGTCCACTCTTTGGTGAGGTATTTGAAGTCGGTAAGAGTTGACTGCCATGTTCCAAGTATTGTTGCATGCCGTACTTTGCTCTTGAGAGACTCAAAAGTGTCGGATTTTCTAACGACGACTTCAGAAAGGTTGCAGAACTCTCGTGACCGTAAAATGATCTCAGAGCACGGATTTGTGCCGAAATCTTCTCTGGGTTCTCTAACATTTCTTCTGCTATCTGATCCATTATCTCCAGTTGCGTTCCCAGTTCTATTTCCATATCTATCATTTAGTCTTTCTACCTGTTTCTTTGCGACGTAGGAACTATAGATTCCTCGTTCTCCAGACTTAGACTCATACAAAGACAACCACTCACGCATGAAGGTGGCCATGTCTGGTCTAGACTGATAATTAACGGAGTTGTTAGCAAGGGCACGTTGACCTTCACCTTCCCACCAGTTACCTGACTTAGCAACACGCATCTGAGTATCATTAAGATCAGATAAACTAATAAGAGCACTTCGACGAACACCACCCACAACAACAATCTCTGCGATTTTGCAGACGATGTCGTGGCACTCAATGGAACTGAGTTTTCTGCCTTTTGCTTTTTGAAATTTCTGAACACAGAAGTTGAAAAGATTGACCAATGGCTCAGGTCCAGAGGCACGTCCACCAAAAGTTTTAAGTGGAGCACCAGCAGGTCGAACTTTGCTTACATCCCAGTTAGGGATCTCTCCGTTATATAGCAGGGCAATCAGTTGCTTAAGTGCTTTAGCCCAGCCAAGTTTTGAGTCAGCAACAACGATGGTAGTATCTGTAGGATGGAACTCCTCATGTACCACAGGCAAGCGATCAGTATATTTAGTTTCTACACTAAATCCTACACCAGTACCATTCATGAGTATGTATAAAATTTCATCAAATGCTCTAGGGCTATCTATTGCAATGTAACTGCAGTTGTATGCCGCAATATTTTCTTTTTCTAGTGCCTCACCTGCTGTCATCATACATCGCATGGAAGGCATAACACCCAAGTCTTTAACTTCTTTCTTCGTTTCCTCTATTTCGTTTTCAGGTATATCATAGTTATTTACTGCTTTTAAGTTTTTCTTAAAAAAGTCAAAGTATCGATCAACAGTTTCATCCCAACTCTCTCGCCTCTGCTTCGTGTAATCCCATCTTGCGTAACGGGACTTATGTATAAAATCTTGATAAAATGATGGTAGGTTCATTTTAACTTCTCCAAAAATTCAGTTCGTTCTCGTTTGCTTAAACCATAGTTATCCATGGTCCAAGACCCTTGTAAGTTTTCCTTTAGTATCCTCATCTCCTCTTTACTGAAAGTCTGGGCATCACGTACGTAATCTTCCCATGCTTCACAGGTAATAGGAAACTTCGGTTTTACCATCGAGTACATAGCATTGGCGTAATCCTGTATCTCTTGTTGGGCATGGCTGTCTGCTCGTAGATTGACCATATGCAAAAAATTGTGTAGGTCTGATTTCCATACAACCTCTGTATAATTAGATACTGGTAAAACGCATCTCGCAATCTCTCGTGAGATGTCCTCCCTTAATAGGTTTTCGTAGGTAACCCATGCTCCATCATGTGTCCGATTATACTCAAAGTGTATAAGTCCTGGGGATGGATGTGGTTCACCTCTACCTTGTTTGTTCGATTTTGATTGTAGTTTGAGATTGGCAGAATCGGGTACATAAAAATCCGATGACATCTCAGAGTACCTGCCACTATACTCATTTATATTTGCTGTCCGATGCCTCACTAATTGACGCATGACAAATATGGGTAACTTTAAGTGAAACTGTACCTCACCATGTTCAAATGGAGAAGTATGTTTGTGTCTCATTAAATAACGTATGAGATTTCTTGTCTCACTCACTTTCCTTGTACCCTCACCATAACTTATTCGAGCACAGTTTTCAATGCTCTCATCACTGCCCATGGTGTCGAGCAGTTTCACAAAACCATGCTCATGTACTTTCACTTCATTCATAATGACCATTGCGATAGTTCAAGTTTAGCACGCATGCCTTCATAGCTATGCGTTTGTACAAAGATCTGAAGGGATCCTTGATTCATACCTGATTGAATCGCCTCATTCAGATCTTTAACTACGTATCCTCGTGGTGGGATGAATACAGTCCAACCTCTGTCGATTGCTTGTGTTATTTTCTTGACAGTTATAGGGTTGCGTGGTTCATTGTCGAAGATTAGTGTAGTGGAGTTTTTATTTAGGGTTGTCAAACTTTCGAGATCAGCACCTGCTACTGCCAAACAGTTGGGAAGGAACAGAGAATCTAGTGGACCCTCAACTACATATGTTCTCTCCTCAGGATTCCAACGATCCAACCCGTAGACCTTCGGTGCATCCTCATCAAGTCGAACCGTCAAGTACTTCATTTTAGATTTAAACAAACTACGACCTTGTGCCATAAACATCTTACCACTTCTATCATAAAATGGAATCACCAACCTTGGCTCACTTATAAAGTCATACTTGTCTGGAATCTTCTCATTAACCCATTCCTTCCAGTCATGAGCAAAGAATAGTTTGTCCCAGTACTTCTCAGGAATCTGTCGAGCAACACATACCTCATGTGCCATGTTCTCAGTTTTGAGTTGGTTGATATTAGGCAATC